AAACTCTTCTTGGTTGTTTCGCCACGCTGGTACAACCAAGAAAACCTCGATAAACCTATCGCCGCTAGGCGTAGGCTCAAAACATTGGGTTACAACCATCCCAATAGCAACACTTATGGGGTAAAGAAGAAACATTATACACACACTAGAAAATACCAAAAATCAAAATAGTATTTTCGTGGAAGTTTGACTCGCCTTGTTATCGCCAAGGCTTTTATCATTCCACACGCCCGTTTGACCTAATCAAGTGCAGGTCGCGCCCTCGTTGCGCTTTACAGATATTCGATACTATCGAGTATCCATCACTTTGTCAACAAAAAAGCCCTCTTTTCAGGGAGGGCTTTTCTTGCTACACTGAAGCTTTCATCCTCAGTTCAACAAAATAAACCCCTTGCGCCCATCTGAATGGCAAACCATTCATGCTTTTTTGTGACGCTTTGAGTATTCGGTTTAGATATTCTATGTTTCATAACCTCTATTTAGTCAACATTCAGAATTATAACTCGTTTTTTCAGGTAAGTCAAGCAGTTTTTTTCAACTATTTTTGACTCACCGAAACAACTTCACCATTCTAACTCAAGCCGCAGTCAAAGTCAAGCACTTTCTTCAACTCATTTCTGGCTCAACACACCAGAGGCTCGAACTTCAACCCTAACAACATTCTAACTCAAGCCGCAGTCAAAGTCAAGGGAAAATATCAGAATCCCCTCCTCATGAAGACGCTCAAATGTGGCGAGAGCGTCCTGCTCGTCCAACCACTCAGCGTAACCCTCCCAAAGGGTCTCGTCGCTCGTAGCCAGAACGAAGGAATCTTCCTGTTCCATAGCCATCCTCCTCACGATCAACAAAACACATTATAAATGAAAAAAGGCGCAAAATCAAGCGCCTTTTCCCTTCCGAAAACGAATAGCTGGTATTCCTAAAACGAATACCAATATCTAAAGTTTTATTGATACTTTATGATTTCTTTTACTTTATTTTCGCCATATTCAGTGCGATAATAGTTATACAGTTCGTGTTGAATCGCTCTTTCTGCTCTTCTTCTGCCAATATCTTCCAATACAACAATAAGCTTAGATCCGAAAGCTTTCATCTTAGTCTTCATTGATTCCCACATGGAAATACACTCCATTACTTGCAATATGAACGAACTACATTACGATATTCATCCACTTGTCTTTTATAGGCTGATTCAAATACACTGAACATATTTCCAGAATACTTGTTAGTGAGATCAAATAACTTAGTTGATGTATCAATATGCACATCAACAAGGTCATTGGTTAGATTCTTCATTTTATTGATGAGTGAATCTGAATTCTTTTTGATTTCCGAAACAAACTCGTTTTCTTCTACAGTCCAAGGCCACATTGGCGCCTCCATTATTTGTCGCTCTTCATTGAGCCGACAGCAGTAGTATATATGATACCTTATTGCGGCGCAAGAACTTTTTTAAAGCTATTTTATGGAAGCTTATCTTTTGTTTTATTCAGCATGTCAGAAAAGCCAGGATGCAGGTTCTTTGGCATTTCATTTTTACCAAACCAATCGAAGCTATCGTTCTCGTCATTCAGTTTAGGCTCAATCATACTTTGTTTTGGCACAGTGCACAAAAAGGTGTGATACTGGAAGTTAGGCTTCTTATCTGTATACATATGCTTCAATTGTTCTCTGGTAATCTTACAACCAATCTCTTCACCCACTTCTCTTATCACAGTATCCATCAAATCTTTATCTTTGGTATCAGCACTACCACCAATAGGTCCATATTTGTTGGCTTGATCACACATTTTACTGCGTAAACCCAGACCATACTTACCGGTATCTTGTGCATAAAACAATGCACCAGCGGCTAATCTTTCGTTATCTTCTTCGTATAAGAACTGTTTGAATCTTTTCATTGTTTTCTCACTCGCACCAAGAAGCTTTCTTTTCACCATAATAGGGTCTAGCCAATCCTTTATCAATAAGCATATGTGATAATCTTTTACCATCAATGATTATATCACCCAACACTCTACCGCCATATTTGTCGTGTTCTTTGAGTTCAACAAAGAGTGTTTTTGCGCCTCGTATTGATTTAATGGTGAACTCTGTTGCTGCTCTAGCCATAATGTTTTCTTTTTGACACTTGGCTCTAGAGCCTTTTTCTGGTGTATCAACGCCGAGTACACGAATGACCAATCTTTTAGGTAATGGATCTGGCATAAATGGGGCTTCAAACTCAACAGTATCACCATCTATTACTCTGGTTATATTGAACGGATATGGATTTGCATACGCTACTTGTGCGAATAACATGGCTAATAAAAAGATTAGTGGCTTCATAGATTTCCCTTGACTAATGCTTGACTTCGCGCTACACTGCAAGTGCCTTGGTTCAATACCTATTTATGTTATGGCCTTAGGCCTAAGTTGATTAGATCTTCTGATTTTGCAAAGAATCCATTTGTTATATGTGTTGACCAATAGAACCTGTTCTTTGAACTGATAGAGTGCTTCGTAATATGTACATTCACTCTTGGAATGACATAACTGAAGTATTTCTCTTTTGAAGATATGTATACCTAATCGATTGACATCTTCATTCAATTCATCTGATGAAGAGTAATAGGTTTTCCAATCAGATTCTACTCGTAGCTTCTTCTTTTTCTTTTTGATTGTTTTATAGCCAGCACGAGTGAATAGCTTTTTGCCAATATAAAATCGCCCATCATTGGTGTTTGATATCTTGTAAACAAACCCAATGTGAGCGATTATCATATCAGAAGTAAAAATTGATCCGTTATATAGCCAAGGGTTTTCGTAATCCATACCATTATATAGTATGGGATAAAATTAATCGACACTCAAATGTTTTGCATGTTTCTTCATCTCTTTAAAATGATTTTTGAGATGATCTAATCCAAATTGACCATGATCATGTTTAACCATTGCAACGCCGATTTGATGTGCTCTAGGATATGTCTCACCGCTTCTAAGACTGTCTCCTACCATACGATGATACAAATTTAGCGCTGCTTTACGTTTGTGGTCATCATTAAATGACATTTTTGTTGTTGGCTTTTCTACTTCATCAATTTGCTCTTCATTCACTTTATTTACTCTGTGAATGCGCTCTTTCGGCAACTTCATAGTTTTGTCGTCTGGTCCTTTCAAATGATAATGTGTATCATCTTTTCCAGTGATTTCATATCTAGGTGTTGCTTTTGGATTGGTGACATTCACCTTTCTACCTACCTTAAAGTCTTCATCAATGTTCTCTTCCTTTAGAGAATGAAGCTTCTTTTGAAGCTCTTTTTTCTTCTTCGTAAGATGAGCGTGCAATGAATCGCCTGGTTGCAGACTCTTCATATCTATATTAATATCATTGATGATATCAGTTATTCTTTCGCGTTCTTTTGCAGATTCATCGATCGTATTTTCGCTAAGTGAATCGATTCCAGTAATCTGAGCCAAACGGCGTCTGTACTGAATTGATGTGAAATCGTCCATCGTTTACTCCTAATGAGTTTGTCATAATCTATTTATTCTTCTTCATCGTCCCAAAGATCATTGGTTTCCTCTTCTTCATCATCATCGAAGTCATAAAGATGCCCGCAGAAGGGGCAGTAGCAGTCTTTACCCACTACTGCCTCTTCATCATATTCTATCGTGTATTCGGAATCGCAAGATACACATTGAAGGGTGCGTTCTATCATGTTATTTCACACCCTCCAGAAGCAGAACAGGCTAACTCTTGTGAACCAATAGTCATATCTCTGTTTTCGTATTCTTGCAACTTACTCCAATCAACATTTTTCGGCATCTTAACCAATGCTGCTTCATATTCTTCTTCGGTGCAATCCTGATACGGTGCCTGTGCGTAAATATGTTCGCTAAAAGGTAAAAATGAAACTCCTGTCATTTCATCAAAATTTTCATATACCCATGCACCAACTTCCATCCACTCATGTTCTTTAACTGAAATTGTAACAGATGGATTGTGTTCAGTGTAGTTTTTTCTATATACTAACCACAGTTCTAATTGTTGAATTGCGTTCATATCTTTTCGAAACACAGCATTTTCTGGAGCCTTTATCGGGAAAGAAAATACATATGTATGCTCTGGTTTAGTCACATCATCTTCAACAGGAAACCCAGCATCTACCATCATTCTAGCTAGTGGATCTTTTTTATCTGCACGAACAGTACGAATGTAGAATGGGCTATGACGCGCATGTATACCAGAAGATGAATCAACAAGCGATGAAACCGTTCCGCTAGGTTTGATTGCTGTTACAGCAACTGAAGGGTTGATTCCTAACTTTTCAGACCATTTTTTATTTGTTTCAACAGCAAGATTTCTCCAAATTTGAAGGCGTTCTTCCAAACCCTGAGTTTTACCATTAGTCAGTTTCGAATCCATAATTCCTGTTAAAGAAACTCCCAAAAGGCGTTCTTCTTCACAATTTTCTTTCCACTTTTTAGAAATATACTTAAAGTTTGTCAATGTAGATTGCCAAGTGCCTAAAATACTTGCCAAAACAATTTTTCTTTCGATGGCTTTTTCAGTATCATTTGATCTTATAACTGCTTCAGATAAATTACAAAATTCATTGCTTCTGAGAATAATTTCTGCACATGGGTTTAGACCCCAATCAAAAGATGGATCTCTCCTATTATATTTTTGTATGTTTTTTCTAGCACTAGTTCTATTGAAAATGCCTCTTTCGCCTGATTTGGATTCATAAAGAGCTTTCCATTCACTCATAAAAATACCCATATCTGGTTTTTCTAGGTATACTGCTGAATTATTAGCCAACGCTCTTTGAACATTATCTACCCACCATTGACCTGATTTGGCATGGCGAAGTCTATCATCAGATAAATCAGACAAACTTATGAGAGCTGATCTTCTAACTCCACCAACAACAACTATTTCTGCAATTTTCGTAATAATATCATGACATTCTAATGTTGTTAGTTTTCTCCCTGCACCCTTTTTGAACACACTTATTGCAAATTTGAACAATGAAACTAATGGTTCTGGTCCAGATGCACGACCACCAAATGTCTTGAGTGGTGCACCTGCTGGGCGAACTTTGGATACATCCCATTTAGGAACTAATCCTGAATAGAGTAATTGTATAAGTTCTTTTAGAGCTTTAGCCCAACCTAATTTAGAATCTGCTACAATAATTGTTGTTTCTGTATCAAAAAAAGTTTCAGCGATAATTGGAAGTTTATCCACAAATTTTTGTTCAACAGAGAAACCAACGCCTGTGCCATTCATTAACACATAAAGGATTTCGTCGAATGCACGAGGATTATCAACAGCAACATATGAACAATTATATGCTGCGACATTATCTCTTCGAAGAGCCTCTCCAGCAGTCATAAGACAACGCATTGAAGGCATAACCTCCAAACCAAGAACAGCATTCTCTAGTTCAAGTCGCACATCTGGTTCTAACTTATAATTACAGTTTTCTCTCAAATGTTCTTCAAAGAAATCAAAATATCGCCCTACTGTCTCAGACCATGTCTCGCGTCGATTCTTTTCGGGCAACCATCTAGAATATCTAGAAAGATGTATATATGATTGAAAAATTGTTGGTAAATGATTACTTGTCATACTTTTTCCTCTTTGCTTATAAATTGATCAATTGGAAATATTTCAGAAATAACCTTAGCTGCTTCTTTAGCCACTAACATATGTTCTTTTTGTGTCCCATTCCCAGAACGTAAGTCTATATAGTGAACCCATGATCTCAAAGAACCCTTCATATACATTCTTGACACTGTCATACCTTCAGGAAGCACACATCGAGCAACCTCTTTTGCTATATTTTTATCAATAGCCCAACTATATGCCTTTTCTGTTGCAGCCACAATCTGCATCTGTAATGCTTTCCATTCTGCATTCAATGCAGGATCATCGACATCAATAGAGTTTTGACGGTTCTTGTTGTCTTGTAAACGAGCATCACGAAAATCATAACCCATGTTTGCTACAGCATATCTTTGTGAAAACTCTTGAAATACAAATGAACGATGACGCAAAATCTGTCTAGCAATGTCTCGTGTAGTCTCGATTTCTAGTGTCATATCGACCATTTCTAATGGTGACCAATGCTTATTTTTGATCAAATACTTGATAAGCTTTTCTGATGTATCAGTATTCAACTGATTACTAGGATTCGATACTCTTGCGCAATATGCAATAAGATCTACTGGTGTAGATACGCCTTGATCTTCTAATCGTTTTACTGGTTTAGTGTAAGAGACTAATTCTATCTTCATTATATTATACCTTTTTCCAGGAGTTCAACATAAACTTAGCCTTTATGCCACGAAATGTATTGTTATCAATCAATGAAACTATATCTTGTTCAGTACATCCAGCAAGAGCTAAGTCATTTATATCTTTGAATGAAACAGATATAGTGGGCCAGATACAGATACTTAGATTCATATCAATCACTTTATTCATTTGTCTAATGATGTCTTTGTTTCTTGGTTCGTTATCATACACCATAACAGATACATCATTGTTTATATATTTACATGTTTCTGTTAGGTTTGCACCAGCCACAGCAATAGCATTAGGTAAGAACATTGAATCGAAAGGGCCTTCGACGACATATGTTGTCTTTGTTGGATTCATACGATCTAATCCATAGATTTTTACTGATTCCTCATCAGCCTTGATTGTTATATATCTCACTTTATTATCCGCTTGCAATGCACGCCCTTGCACTGCGGTTAGTTTTTTATTAGCATCATGAAAAGGTATAACAATGCGCGAATCCACTTTTAGTTCTTTACCATGATCAGGGAAAGATTCATCGATGAATGCTCTGAAGTTTTCTGCATAATATAGCTGCGAATGATAGTTTTCTGGTATTTTTCGATTTAGTATATATTGTTTGGCATAATGCGCTTCGGGTAAAGATTCGATTGTTGGTAGATTTATTTTGGTTTTGAACACAGGTTTCTTTTGCACAATACGAGGTTGTGCTGGTGTATTGATCAACATTTGTTTATCTTTGAGTATTTCTAGTTTGTATTCTTTATACAAAGAAGGTTCAATATGTTGAATGAATTGACCAATGTTCATCGAAGCGCCACAATTGTGGCATTTATACGACATCCCACCTTTAATGATGAATGCATAGCCACGAGCCTTGGCTTTATTTTTCTGAGAATCGCCACATATGGGGCATCTCATATTTGCCAAAGTGTCGCTCTTCCACGCAAAGCGGTCAAGCCGATGCGAGATGAGGTTCAGGTATTTTTTATCGATCCAAAGAGACATTCAGCTATTATAGCTGAGCCTTTTGAAATGTCAAGTTTTATTTGAAGAGATTACCAACGGCGGCGAAATTGATGTTGGAGACTAGCCACACTAATGCGGCTAGCCCACCAACGATGCCCCATTTCCACTGTTGTATTTTTTCTATTGTCGTATCAGATTTATTTTGATTAGTTGTAATATATTCGCGTAATGATTTGATTTCTTGTGTTATCTTATTTTCTGTATGTTCTATTTGTGCTGTTAGTTCTCTATTTACAGTAGTTATTCTTGAATGTAGCTCTTTTATGTCTGTCAAAAGTTCTGTTTTTCTGAGTTCTATTAGTTTGTCTAGTTCAGCATCTTTCTTTTCTTGATATTCGAGTCTTTGTTCGTGTAGGGACAGCATCTTGGTTATGGAAGCAGTTAGCTCTTGGAGTTTATCTATTGTTATGTCTAGTTTTTTGCATACTTCGTTTACTGATATTATATCTTTTTTTATTAAACCTAGTTCTAGTTTTAGATGTCCATATTCTTCTGTATTTTTCGTAACTGCTTCCAACATCACTCATTACTCTTTTTTAGGCAATACTTTTGCTACTAGATTCTTTACCCATGTTGGTTGTGGAAGAACATTCCATCCAACAAGAAGTCCAACCACAAGCCAAATAGCTTCTTTAGACCATAATAGTGATAGAAGTGTACCGATTATTTCCATGTTCATTCTCCCTTATCTTCTTCTGTTCAAGTTATCTGCATCATCCATGTCTGTATCAGGAAGAGTAGATCTTGATGTTGGTCTATTAGTATTTATACTCTGAGAGTTTTGTAATACAGTCATCTTTTCTTGCCCTCTGGACCAAGCAGCAACACCCAATACAGCACCCATGGCTAAATGATACAATCCTGCGCCTTGTAGAGTGATAGGATTCCATTGACTGGTTACTTGACCGCCTTGAAATGTTTGTAGAATCGACCACAATACTGGGAATATTACAAAATCAGTTACACATGTTGCCATGTAAGACCAACCCATCATTGGACGCCATTTTTTACTCATCCAGTCTTCAGAGGATTTACCACAATTTCCTTTTATTTCTGTTTCTACATTTATTGGCATATGATATTCCTAAAATAGTTTGAAGAATGATTTCTTTTCCTCTGTTTTCGTCTCTTCATTCTTCTTACCATAATATGTCTTATATGCGACTATAACAGATTGTTGTTGTATTATAAAACGTCTGAGTTCAGCCATGTTTAGACTAAGGTTTTGATACCCACTTGGTGAAACAGCAAATACTGCAAATATTTTGCCTTTATCATCAAAGTCTTTCATAATAGCGTTTACATTATCTTTTGTTATTACAATCCATTCAAAATCATATTGTTCAACTGGTTGTATGTCTAAAACAATAAGTTCAGTTTTGTCAACCAGTATTGGTTTTTCAACTACCTTTGGTGCAATTGTACTACAAGAAACTAACAATAATGTAGAAAGACAAGCTATAGCCCGATTCATTTATTTTCTTTCTTGCTTTTGATCAATTCTTGACATATGTTATTATTATCATCTTCTGGTTTCAATGGTGCACCAGTTGCCAGTTCATTACATCTCAAAGCAAACTTGGTACCACGATTGATTCTATCTTGTAATGCTTTAGGTTGCTCTTTGGCTATTTTCTCAAGATCTCTTTGACGCCCTTGTGCATCACGAAACTTTTTTTCTAGTTCAGTCACATCTTTTTGTGCACTAATGAATCTAGAGTTTAGTTCTACATTGATTTTACGAATATTATCAACATCATCTTTCATTTTTGTAATGATCATTTCTTTTGCTTGTAGAGCGTCTTCAAGTTTTTGTTGCACTTCTACTGCAGCTTGTAACTGATGTCTTAAGCTTTGAACATAGAAATACCCACCGCTGCCTATTGCAGCAATGATGACAACAAGCATTGCTTTTGATGCGATCAAACCGAACATTAGGCGCCTAGGATATGTAAAATATGCTCATAATGTTTGATGCGATCTTCAAGACCAATAAAACCACCATTGATTAGTTTGGTCATTTTTCTGATGTCACCAACATCAGCTTCTGCATTCAATTTTCTACTAGACCAAAACCAACCCGCAGAACGAGAAGCACCCTCTGGTGTCTCAAAATAACCTGGATCACCTATATTCAGCTCTTTCATGCATTTCATATAGTTGTCTTTACCGGTCAATTGAATCAAACCACGACCACGATATCTCCAACCATCACCAGAAGATTCAGGTCCATTACCCATACGATTAGCATAGACGCGATTTGCGATTGCTTCTGCATTACGTTGATATTGTGTCGCCACATCATCTGTTGGAAAATACTTCGGAAAGGTTTTACGCAACCCTTGTGCACTATAGTTTAGGTTTTCTTTCACAAATCTTAGATTACCGCTTTCATGTCCAATCTGTGCTAGAAATGCAGCTAGTCTTTGTGGTGTATTGATTTCAAACTCATCGCATGCAGCTGCAAGTGGCTCTGCAAATGCTTCACATGCTTGAGGTGTTGCTTGTGGATAACACTCTTTCAGTAGATCTGATGTAATCATATGTGATCCTTTCTAATATTTGCCGCCATACCGCAGATAAGTCATTGCACCAGTTTTTTCATCCTGTACAATGATTGGTTTTCTTTTATTCTTTCTGCCATATTGACGGATTGTTTCACCTATTTCATCGTTACCCACATATTTTTCATATCGATGATATCTACTTTTGCCCATTTTACAGTTGTGATAGTATTCTGAAGGAACAACAAATACTTGATTTCCAGCAAATGATGTTTCTGTTATCGGTTCAGATTTGGTTTCTTTTCCAGCTTGTCTTGCTTTGCGCCCTGCACAATGCGCCTTTTGACTGAAGCCTTTAGGATTGGAGCAATCAATGCTTTTCTTGTAGTCTTTAGACCACGTTTCTTCTTGTTCTAGTTTTTTGCGGCGAATGATTTTGGTGAGGATGCTTTGGGGTCCTGGTGGTTCGCCTTGAGCACCAACGCCCAGCCCGGCTACATTCCCTGATCCTGCTGCATTGGCTGGTGCATCTTCTTCGATCTTGCTCATTGTTTTCTCAATATATCTGCCAGGTTTAGATCAACAGGAATGTCTGACGATCTTATATTTTTGCCTCTTATACCCATAACATACTTAGGCATTTGATTCAAGAATATTAGAAAGGTTTTCAAAATGTGATGATACTTACCATCGATCTTATAAAACAATATTCTTGTTGCCGAATTAGCACCAAATACATTATATATTATAATCAAATGATTTATAATCAATCGTTCTTTTATGTCTTTACTGTTATAATATTTAATAAACAATCTTTTCACATATTTGATTCTTTTCAGATCTTCATAAAACTCACTCATAACGCAATTAGGTTTGTTATAAGCTTTGATTGCAAATATCATAAACGTGTTATCGTTTAGATCATCATTCATTCATTTTATTGAGTTTGTATATCTCTCCAAGTTGAAAACTCTTTTGGTTCAATTACTTCAATACCTTGCTCACTTACTTTTTTTT